ATAGATCAAGACCTGGCAATTGGATGAATGATGAAGAATGGAAATCACATGAACAACGTATTAAAATGATTGCACAATATAAAGATAGTGGATTATTAAAAAAAGTGGACGAAGCAGAAAGAAAGGTATTTGAACTTGCAGATTTTGCCAAATCTCAACAATCAAATAAACGTAAATAATAATAATATTTAAAGGAAAATTAACATGGACATTACAGAATTTTATAAATGTAAACTAAAACGAGTTATAGATGGAGATACCGTAGAATTAGAATGGATTCAATTAGGATTTAATATTTTTCTTCATGATCAAATAGTAAGATTATACGGTATAGATACTCCGGAATCCAGAACTTCCGATTTAACAGAAAAGAAATATGGTATATTAGCAAAAAATAGATTAATAGAATTGTTAAATACCGATAATCTAATATTACATATACTAGAAAAAGATACCGGTAAATTTGGTAGAATATTAGGTTGTTTTATAGTCGATGATGTTAATATTAATGAAAAATTAGTACAAGAACATCATGCAGTAGAATATTATGGTCAATCAAAAGATGTTATACAAGAACAACATTTGAAAAACAGAAAATTTATCGATGAAAAGATATAAAATAGCACACTCACAAACCATTAAAGGTTTAGGAGAAAGAGTAGAACATTACTTAAACTGTGGTTGGGAACTTCATGGTTCTATAGTTTCTCATGATAAAAGTATTATGCAAGTTCTGGTAAAAACAGAAAAACAAAAAGAATTTATTAGTGAGGTTAATAATGAGATACAGTTGTAATATGAGAATTAATGATATTGAATTTAGATATTGTGAAACCAACAAATTATGGGAATTGATTCAATGGTTTGTTAATGATAATGGAAAGGAATATTGTATTGTTCTATCCTTTTATAGAAAATATAAAGAGGGTTATAATATGGAAACTGTTGGTAATCGATTCCATAAAGCATTAGAAGATGATCAAGATGCTGTTATTGCTGTATCATCTTTTGGTATGTCATACTTAACTAATATCTTTGATATTGAAGAAAAACTTAAAGAATTTGACTATTAGGAGGTTATATGAGTAAACAATGGGAAGGTGGTAAAGGTAGTAAACCTAGACCAATTACCGATAGAAAAAAGTTTGAAGAAAATTGGGATAAAATATTCGGTAATAAAGATAAAAAAGAGAAAAATAATGCCAACTTATCAATTTAGAAATAAAGATACAAATGAAGTTATAGAAAAAATATTAAAGATTTCTGATAGAGAATTATTTTTAGAAAACAATCCTAATTTTGAACCTTATCATTCATCAGCACCTAGTTTAGGTGATCCTATAAGATTGGGAATAATTAAACCTGATAATGGATTTAAAGAAGTATTACAAAAAATAAACGAAAGAAATCCTAATAATACCCTATCAAAATATTCATCAAGGGATTTTTAAAATGTTTAAATTATCAAATAAATCATTAGGAAAATTAGAAGGTGTTAATTCTGGTTTAGTTAATGTAGTAAAACGAGCAATAGAATTAACAGAAATAGATTTTGGTGTTTCAGAAGGATTAAGAACTTATGAACGCCAAAAAATGTTATTAGAAAAAGGTACTACTAAAACTCTAAAATCAAAACATTTAACAGGTAGAGCAGTAGATTTATTTGCTTATGTTAATAATAAAATTAGTTGGAAACATGAACATTATTATGTAATTGCTGATGCAATGAAAAAATCTGCATTAGAATTAGGTGTAAAAATAAGATGGGGTGGTGCTTGGCATATTGATGATTTAGGAAAGTCAGAGATGACAGCAAAAGAATGTCATTCATCTTATGTTGCTTTAAGGAAAAGTCAAGGAAGAAAACCATTCAACGATATGCCACATTTTGAATTGATGTGATTGTTTCTTACCAAGAAACAGTATATTTCTAAAATAAAGGTTTACTTTTTTGGTTTTTTGTAATACAATATTACCATACTTTGAAAACAACCTCTTAGGAGAAATATTATGACAGATTCAACAATAGTAGAGAGAATGTTAAAATCAGGAGTTGTTACACCTGAAATGATTGTTAAATCATTAAACGATGAATTAATAAATCAAACTAAAATGTGTAAACATTATGCAAGTAAAGGCAATAAAGAAAAATTAAAAAAACATCAAGAAATGTATCAAATTCTTGATACTATAGTAATGAGAGCGAAACATTATACAAAATGAAAACATTTAATCATATCAAACACGATTTACCATCTTTAAAAAGAATTAATGAAGATGGTAAACGTCTTTATAATACACCTGATGGTAAATCTTATCCATCAGTCACTACTATTACTTCTTCTATCAATGAAGAATCTATTAAAAAATGGAGAAAAAAAGTAGGAGAACAGGAGGCGAATAAAATATCAAATCGTGCTTGTCAAAGAGGGACTTCTGTCCATTCTTTATGTGAAAATTATTTATTAAATAATCATGTTCAAACCGATATATTTGATCAAGAAAACTTTGATGTATTAAAACCTTATTTAGAAAGGATTGATAATATTCATGCTTTAGAATCTAAAATGTATTCTCATACATTAGAAGTAGCAGGAACAGTAGATTGTATAGCAGAATTTGATGGGAATCTTTATGTTATAGATTTCAAAACATCCAGAAAACCTAAAAAACCTGAATATATTCATAATTATTTTATGCAATGTTCTGCTTATGCTTATATGTTTTATGAACATACTGGAATTTTAATAAAAGAATTATTAATATTAATATCAGTAGATGATAATGAACCGCAAATTTTTATTGAACCAACAGATAAATGGTTAAAAGAATTTGTTAAAATTAGAAAAGAATTTAAAGAGAAAAATGGTTATTAATGAAAAATAATAATTTACCTATGGGATTATTCCCTCAACCACAACAACCATCATATATTAACACTACAGAAGTAATAAGTTATAAATATGATGTTTTTTTAGACGAACCTTTAGAAGAATCAAATCAATATAGAGATTTAATATCCTTATTGGTAAATTCTAATGAAGGTGATGTTATTAATTTGTTTATCAATTCGCCTGGTGGATTATTAGATACAGCATTGGGTATTATAGAATCTATTAAAATTAGTAGAGCTTATGTTGTTGGTATTATTAATGGTGCTTGTCATTCTGCCGCTTCAATTTTAGTTATGTATTGTGATGAAGTTGTAGTATTAGATAACGCTTATATGATGATTCATACAGCTTCATTTGGTTCTTCAGGAATGACAAATAATGTTAAAAACCATACTGATTTCACTGTAAAACAAGTAGAAATTTTATTAGATAATACTTATTCTGGATTCTTGAATAAAAAGGAATTGGAAAATATTAAACAGGGTATTGAGTTATGGTTTGATGCAGAAGATATTAAAAACAGATTGAATGATAGACAAAACTTCTTAAAAAAATTATATAATAAACAATCAAAATGAAAACATTTTTTATAAGTGATACACATTTTAATCATAAAAATATATTAACTTATTGTAAAAATACAAGAAAGTTTAAAAATATTGATGAAATGAATAATAATATTATTACTAATTGGAATAAAATGGTATCCTATGATGATACAGTTTATCATTTAGGAGATTTTGCTTTTGGTGATATTAATAAAACAAGAGATATTATAAACAGATTAAATGGTAATATACATTTAATATTAGGCAACCATGATAATCATTTAGATAAAGAAACTTTAAATTTATTTTCTTCATATCAACATTATTTAGAAATTAATATAGAAGGATTTGATATTATTTTGATGCATTATCCTATAGCAGAATTCAATGGTCGTCATAGAGGATATTTTCATTTACATGGTCATTGTCATGGTAGATATAGAACAAAGGAAAGAATTTTGGATGTAGGTATTGATAATAGAAATGATTGTTGTTTGTGGTCATGGGAAGAAATCAGAGATAAATTATCTAAAATAGATCATCCACATAGTAGGCACAGTAAAAAATGAAAATTAAAAAGAATCCCATATTTCTGGAAATGTTGAAAATTTCATGGAATGTTAATATAGAACTTATTATTGTATTGTTAAGTTTAATTTTGTTTGAATTGTTTGTGATATACCATTGATTGTTTACTTTTAGTAAATGGTCTATTTCCTAAAATAAAGGTTGACATTTTTGGTTTTTTGTAATACAATATTATCATACTTTGAAAACAACAGGAGATATATTATGAAACACAACTTCAAAGTGTATGAGGACAACGAAATTAAAGTTGAAACAGAATTGGTTTGGTTAGAATTGGTTAAATGTTGTTATGGATCAGCTATACAACAAATTTCATACGCTTTGATCGAAGAATACAAATTATTTGATCAAACAATTGCAGAATGGGATCATGTATCAAAATCAGGATGGATTTTAATACCAATAGATATGAAAAATCAATCAATCGAATTTGAATTACCCTTTTAGGAGAATATATCATGATAGTGACAAAATTGAATTTAGTAAAAAAAATCAAAAAAGGTAGTTGTAAAGCATATAAAACTGCCGCCCACAAATCATATAGAAGATCTGCTAAACAAGCGATTAAAGCAGGAAAAGAGATTAATGAAAAACCTAGATTAACTGCTTGGCATATTATTTAATAAAAAGTTGACATTTTTGGTTTTTTGTAATACAATATTATCATACTTTGAAAACAACAGGAGATATATCATGAACAACGTGAACACTGTAAATGAATTGTTATACCAAATCGATATAACAAACCAAATGGTATCGGATGCAATCGAACCAATCCTTAATGAATTAGAAGAAGATGGTTATCAATTTTCTTATGATGTAGACGTTTTAACCAAACGTCTTAATCTCGGTGATACCGAAATTTTGGATAGAATCAAAACCATAGGAAAATCATTAGAAGATGATAAATTCTATGATGACATTGTAGAATGTCTTAATGAAGAATTTTCTAACCTCATTAAAGGAAAAAGAGAAAGATTGGAAAAATGGTTTAAAGCGAAAGAAGGATCTTTATGATTATTTACACTAACAACAAACCTAAACAATCTAAGAAGCAAAGGATTGCTTCTACTGAATTAAAGAAGGTTCAGAGATCTGCCAGAAAATCTTTAAAGTCATCTAAAAGGGAATACCAACCTGTTTTACCACAAGCATATAGAGAAAATAATATACCATCATTAGGTATTAATTCTGGTAATACATTAAAAAAGGATAAAAAAGAATATACAGGAGATTTAATAATAGGAATTTGTCAAACCCATAAATCAAATGCTGTTCCTATTATCAATAAAGAACACGCTGAAGATATTGCTAAGATGAGAAGATGATGAATGAATTTAATATTTCTTTAAAAATTGAAGATTTTGTATTAAGTAATAATACATCTTATTTAGAGGGTGTTTTATTATTCTGTGAAGAAAACGATATAGATCCTGAAGAATTATCAAAATCTTTATCAAAATCTTTACAGGATAAATTGAAACAAGATTTTATTGATTCTGGATATTTACCAAAAGTTGGAACTGTAATATTATGAATGGTTATAAAGTATTCCAATATTATTTAGCAACTAAATTACATTTTACTACCAAATCTTTTGATGTATTTAAGAATAATGGAAGAATAAGAACTACGCCAGAACAATATAATAAAAGAAAAGATAAAAGGATTTTTGAAGCATTATCAAAACAATTTTCTACTGATAGAGATATTATTGAATATTTTGTTAGTAATTTTTTATATGATAACCAACAATGTCTTTATAATCAAGAAGAATCCAAAATAAACTATACTACTTTCATAAAAAGAAAACAATCTTTAACACAAGGGTTTAGAGATGATTTAGATTTTTTAATCAATGTAAATAGTGAATATTTTTGTTTACAAAAGATTCCAGATGTGTTAAAATATACTCTTTCTGGTGATATGAAAATAGAATCATTAATAATATTAGATTCAATTGATAATTTTCTTGAACCTTTAATGAATGACTCTACTATACAAACCTTAATGGGAGATTTCTTATTAAGAGCGATAAAAGGTAGAAAATTTATTAAAATAAATCATGAAAGAGTGTTAACTATATATAATGACTTTAAGGAGGAATTAACCAACTATACAACGTAAATACACTGCAATAAATCGTAATAAAACAATCATACAACGTAAATAAAAGGTAAAATAATGTTAGATATTAATACACTCAGATCCAACCGTAATTCAGATTTTTCCAAAATTAATAAAGCATTTGATGAAGAATCTAATGGTAATTCATATGAAGATAATAGATTTTGGAAACCTGAACGGGATAAAGCGGGTAATGCATTAGCAGTAATTAGATTCCTTCCTAAATTACCACAAGATGAATTGCCGTGGGTTAAAGTTTTTTCTCATGGATTTAAAGGTCCTACTGGAAGATGGTACATTGAGGATTCTTTGACTACCATTGGACAACCTGATCCAGTTTCAAAACTTAATAGTTCTCTTTGGAACTCTACAACTGATGATAATTCTCCTGCTAGAAAACAAGCAAGGGAACAAAAACGTCGATTGCAATATATTAGTAATATCTTAGTCATTGATGATAAAAAACATCCAGAAAACAATGGCAAAATTTTCTTGATTAAATATGGGAAAAAGATTCATGATAAGATTCTGGATAAAGCTAAACCAACATTTGAAGATGAAGCACCAGTAAATGTTTTTGATTATTGGGAAGGTGCTAATTTTAATCTGAGAGTTAAAATGGTAGCCGGATTTCCTAATTATGATTCTTCTTCATTTGATTCATCGACACCTATTGCTTCATCAGATGAAAAGATTCTTGAAATTGCTAATCAACAATATGAACTTAAAGAATTTATTGATCCCAAAAACTTTAAATCATATGAAGAATTAGAGAAAAAACTTAAATTGGTATTGAATGATGAGAATGATTTTGTATCAGCCTCAGAAATGGTAGATGAACAAGTAAAAGAAACTCCAGTGATTCGTTCTACTGCTCCTAAAATGGATTCATCTGATGATGACGATGTTTTAAATTATTTTCAACAATTAGCAAACGAATAAGGATACAAACAAAACCCCATTAATAATAAGTTAATGGGGTTTTTCTTTATTTAAAAACCGATACCATTCATTTTTCTCATATTATACATTTGATAAGATGAATCAGGATTTCTTGTTGGTGCTTTATTAGTAAAATTTGAATTATTAGAAACATTAGATACATTAGGTGCATTGATAACAATAGGAGGTTTGTTATCATATTCTGAATCAAAACCCTTATTATAAACCATATCTCCAGTTTGTTTTGAAGGTTTTTCAATGGATTCTTCAGGTACCAATTTACCATTAATAATTTTACCTGATCTTCTATCTCCTAATAATTGTGCTTTATAATCAAATTTTGCCTCTGATAATGCCGATTGAATAAATCTACTATCTTCCCTTTTAGGATTAAAGAATTCCGCTTCTTCTGGTTTTAAACCATATTTTAAACCTAATTCATAATTTTTTTTACCATATTTGTGAACCTTTTCCGGTTGAACTTTTTCTGGTGTTTTAGTTATTTCTGGTTGAACTTCTTCTGGTGTTTTAGTTATTTCTGGTTGAACTTCTTCTGGAATATTGTTTGATTCGGACGGTACTAATTCTCCTTTAACATATTTTCTAGTTTCACCAGATTTCATTCCCTGTGATTTATATTCTAATTTCGCCTTATCAATAGCAGCATCAATTGATCGTCTACTA